TGGGTAATGAAAGATACGATTTTGGATCGTGAATATGTTGTGAAGTTAGTTGAGGATGTTTGCACCTTAGTTTATTTTATGACTAAGGCTGATGGTATTCCATCATATGTTGTTGCTATAGGCAATTTTGTTAAGTTGCGTACAGGTAAGTCATTATTGAATTCAACTATTTATGAAGGTTGTCAAGATATGTTTATGAATATCTTTGAATTGAATAATTTTACTATGCAATCAGAAGATGATACCGATAAATTTGAGACAATTTTTAAGACTCTTAAAAAATGTTTATCAAATTATGATGAAGTTAAAAAATCTGCTTTAATGCAGAAACTTCATACTTTTTGCATGTATATGATGTCTTTATCTGTTTTTGATAAAGTCGGTTTGACTATGTCCCGACTTGGATTTGCCAAGTTGAAACAAGAAACTATTAAACAAAAATATGTTATGGGTGTTGATTTTGTGTACTCTATGTTTGATACTTTATTATTTTTATGTGAGCGTGGTTATCAGTGTATTAAAACTGGGTCTATGGATCCAATTTATCACTCTGGTGCAGGTTATGAAAAATGGTTTATGAAGTGTTCTGATATTAAACGTAAAAGTTTGTTAATGCATGATCCTGAAACTCATGGTTTTAAGGAATGTGATTTTTTGCGTGATTTACACGATGTTATTGAAAAGGGTGAAAGTATTTATAAACATGCAACTCGTATTGGTGATGCTGAGCGATCTTCTGTACGTAATTTTGTTAATGAGTTAAAGATGATTCAATCGAATGAGTTGTCCACTCGTAAAGCTAGAGAGAATCGTAATGCACCTTATGCATTATTGTTAGTTGGTACATCAAGTGTTGGTAAATCTACTGCTCAGAATGTTTTATTTAAACATTTTGCGAAGAAACAAGGTTTACCTAGTGATGATTGTTTTAGATATACTAAAAATCCTATTGCCAAATATTGGGATGGTTTTTTAACATCTATGTGGTGTCTTATTCTAGATGATATTGCTTATTTATCTCCTAATGCAGCTCCTACTGGAGATTTATCTGTTATGGAGATTATTCAAATCATGAATAATGTATGTTTAGTTCCTGATCAAGCTGCTTTACAAGATAAGGGACGTATACCTTTTAGGGGTAAGATGTGTATTGCATCTACTAATACTATACATTTGAATGCACAGTTTTATTTTTCATGTCCTTTAGCAGTTAGACGTAGGTTACCAAATATTCTTGAGATTCGTGTGAAGGATGAATTTAAG